CCCCACTTCGGCGATTGCTCGGCGATCATGTTGCGGAAGAACGGCCGGGCCGGGATGTTGATCACGTAGGCCCCGACGTAGTGGGTCGAGGCGAAGTTGGATCGCGCCCGCGGCACGAACCGCCCGCCGCGCAGGAACTCCGTGCCCGCCGCGTTCACCTGACGATAGATGGTCTGGCCGCCGCCCGCGTCCGGGTCCGACGGCTCGCGCTCGATGCGCCCGCCGAACTCCTGGACGGCGGCGACCATCGGCACCGAGGTGCCGTCCGGGTAGGTCGCGCCCTTGAGGAAGCCGATCTTGAGCGTGCGCGGCCCGCCCATCGAGCGCGCCAGTTCGGCCAGCCCGCCGATCCCGCCGATGGTCTTGCGCGTCAGCGTCGCCACGTCCCCAGCCTCCCGGCGAACGGCATGGCGTTGTTCGCCTCGGGAAACGGCTGCGGGCCGAGGTAGTAGCGGAAGGTCCGGTACTGCGCGGTGGCGACCCAGAAGGCCGCGCCGTAGCGGGTCTGGTTATACCACGCGGCGTTCGGCCCATCGCCGGCCACCGGGTATTCGGTACTGACCGAGACCGAGCCTTCGGAGGCCGAGGTGATCCGGCCCACGAGGCCCTGGCCCTGGCCGGGGGCGATCTGCCCACAAGAGTCCAGCCCGCCGTTCAGCGCCGCGATATGGGCGGTCAGCATTTCCAGGTAGGTCGCGCGGGGCTGCTGCGCCGGCACCGGCGAGCAGGCGGTGTTGTCGCAATAGATGCACGCCTCGTCGAAGAAGCCCTCGGCGCGCGGCTGCGTCACCCCGGCGAACTCCGGGTAGCGGGCCATCCAGTGCGGATAGTCGAACACCACGATGTTCGGATCAGGCGCCGGGGTGACGCCGCTCATCTGGATTTGTCCTCGCGCGCGGCCTCGCGGGTCTCGCGGGCGGTGGGCTGGTGGGCCGCCTGGTGGGCCGCCTGGGCGGGTCTGGCGGCGGCGGCGGCCGGCGGTGGGGCCTTCGCGGCGAGCGCCTCCGTGGCGGCCTTGTGGGCGGCGTCGGCGGCGGTGATCTCGGCCTTCGAGTGTTCCTCGAGCGTGTCGGCCTGACGGCGCAGCATCCCGGCCTGGCGCCGGCCGGCCTCGGCGTCACGGCGGCGGCCGGCGGCGGCGAGGACCGTGGCGCGGGTGTCGTCCGGGGTCATCCGTCCGAGCGCCGCCTCGGCCGACATCGCTTCCGGCGTCAGCCCGAGTTCGAAGCCGTACTGGCCCTCGGTCAGGGCCAGCGCGTCCAGTTCCGCCTGGGTGATCGCCTTGATCGAGTCGGCCATCGCCGGGTTCGCGGTCAGCCACTCGCCGAGGGCCGCGTCGTCCACGTCGTAGGTGATGCCGACGCCGTTCACGGCGGCGAGCGAGTGCGACCCTTCGATTCCGATCGAATAGGGTTCGACGCCGTCGGGGTGCGTGGTGGCGGTGCACAGCACCGCGACCGGCAGGGTCGAGGAAACCATTGTCAGGGCCATGATGGAAACTCCTTCAGGGGGTAGTGGCGTCGATGCCTTGCACGGTGATCGCGCCGACCGACTGGCGCAGCTTCATCGGGATGGAGAGGTCCTGGGTCGGTCGCCCGGCGAGCGGGCCTTCGCCGCGCAGCCCGACGCTGGCCATCAGCGCGCCGACCGAGCCGGCGGCGGCGGCGGTGCTGGGCGCCGAGGCGTAGGAGATGGTCGAGGTCACGCCGGCCGTGTCGCTGCGGATCAGGAACTGCCAGGGCGCGGCGGGCGCCTCGAACGCGGCGGTCAGCCAGGCGCCAAGCTGGGCGTTGATCACCGCGCAGATGTCGGCCCCGGTGGCGACCGGGCCGAACGTCGCGGCCAGTCTCAGGTTGAGCCCATCGACGACGATGTCGAAGCCCAGCGCGAAGCCGGAATTGTTATTGAAGAGCGTGATCAGGCTGGCCAGTTCGGCGTCGGTGAAATCGGCCCCGATCAGTTCCGCCGAGGTGGCCACGGTCGGCGCGTGGTAGACGATCGCGTTCGACGGCGGCGCCTCCGTCGAGCCGGCGGCGTTGGAGGCGGTGACGACGCATGTGATGGTGTGCCCGTCGTTACTCGCCAGCATCGGCAGGGTGTCGTTGTCGGCGCCGATATTCAGCGTGCCGTCCTGGACCCACTGGTAGCTGTAGGCCGTCGGGTAGTTCTCCCAATTGCCCATCGTGCAGCGCATCCGCTGCTCGTCCTGCCAGATGTAGGGGATGTCGCGGTTGACCGGCGGCGGCGTCTCGATCGGCGGCGCGGCCGGATCGAAGCCCAACTCGAAGCCGTGCGTGTTGACCGGATCGGAATGCTCGTCGATCTGCTGCTGGGTCGCCACGGCCATGTGCGCGGCGAACTCGGGATGGGCGGTCAGCCACTGGTCGAACGCGGCGGCGTCCACGCCATGGGTGATGCCGTAGCCATCGATGGCGCCGGGGTCGGCGGGACTGACGATCACCTGGCGCGCCTCGATCCCCGGCAGGCCGGTGTCGGTCTGCATCAGCACGGCCACCGGCAGTCTGGAAGCGACAGTGACGGTCTCTGACATGCTGGCCACCCTTTCACGCCGTGACGGCGGTCTCGACCTTGCCCTTGAACTCGGCCGGCAGGGCCTTCGGATCGACCGGCGAGAAGTCGCCCTTCTGCAGGCGGTGTTCCTTCGCCTGGGCGATCAGGTCCGGCACTTTGGCGTTGGCGAACACCAGACCGTTGCGAACCATGTCCGTGTCCTTCCGCTGCTCCAGCCACTTCGCGAAGTTGTCGGCGTCCACGCCATGCGTGAGCGCCGCGCCGTCCGCGATCTGGTAGGTTATGTCCTGACCGAGCCGGCGCGCGGGGCCGTTCAGGCGGTGAGACCAGGGCAGCGCCCTCGCCATTTTCACCTCCTTCACGCCCCCGCCCATCACCGGCATGCTCACCGTCTCGAACTCGTAAAGTTGCAGCACGATCCCGTTCTCGATCTTGCAGGCGACGGTCACTGTTCCCGGCATGGCTCAGACCCCGATCATTCCGGCGACCGCGAGCGGGTAGCGGATCACAGCGCCCCAACTTCCGGCGGTCTTTTTCTGCGCGTAGGACGACAGCGAACGGACCAGCGCGTGGTCGCGGCTCTTTTCATTGAAGCCGCAGTAGCCGGTCTTGTGGCCGTCGAACTCCTTGGCGATCAGTTGCACGAGGTTGCCGCCGGAGACCCCGGCGTAGCGCGGGTCGGTCACATATTCGACGTTCGGAAACGACTCCTTTATGAACGCCTTGATGGTGATGCCGAAGCTGTTCACGGCGGTCAGCGCGGCGGCGACCTGGTTGGGATACACCATCGTCAACGGGCTGTCGGCGGTGATGTAGCCCTGGCTCACCGAGGTCAGTTGATTGAACATCAACTGGAAGTCCTTGTAGATTTCCTCGGCGGTCGCGTTCAGCGCGCCGTTGAAGATCCACTTGTTGGCGTTGCCGCCGGCCTTCAGCGTCGGCAGCAGATTGGCGGCGAGGCCGGGATCGTTGGTGATGCCGTAGTTCTGCAGCCCCGAGATGCCGACGTGGTAGACGAGGTCCATGAACTTATCGAGCGTCTTGGCCGAGGCCTGTTGCTTCTCCGAGACCAACTCGAGCCGCGCCGCGCCCGCGCGCTCCACTTCCAGATCGCCGTATTCGATGATGGTCTGGAACAGATACGCCTGCCGCTGTTCCCACTGCTCGTTGACGTCCGAGCGGCCCAGCGTGTTGAAGTCGCCGTACGACGAGACCTCGCCGGTGTTCTCGACCACCGGAATGAAGATCGTCTGGTCGACCCAGGTGCCCTTCTTCTGCTCGCCGTAAATCTCGGCGCCCTTGTTGGGGGCCTGCAGGATGCGGACCACCTCGGGATCGACCAGTTGCGTGAAAAAACCGGGGATCGCCGCGTTCGGCGTCGTGATCAGTCCGGGCTGCGCGTCGAGCGCCATCCCGCGTGGCAGGCGCATGTCGGGCGGCATGTAGTCCATCGCGAAGGGCATCACGATGCCCCAGTCTTGTTCCAGATAGGTAGCGTCGCGGGCGAAGTCCGGGTTGCGTCGCATGGTGGGTTTCTCCTGTCCTCGGCTTGATTGTTTCGCTGGGGCTTAGCCGAGCGGCTGGCTGCTCATCTTGATCAGTTCACCGGCGAGGCCGGTGCTGGCGGCGATCCATTTCGTTTCGACCCAGCCGGCGATGGTCGAGCCGGCGGCGGCGAACTGGATGGTTCCCCCGTCCATGTTGGCGCCGGAGGTGTGGGCCAGCTTGGTGAACGCCTTCATGCCCACCGCGACGGCGCCAGCGCCCCGGTGCCTGACCCAGAAGTCGCCGGCCGAGAACACCTCGCCCACCGGATAACCCGCCGGGATCAGGAAGGAGGTCGAGGACGGCGTCGTGAAGTAAGCGGTGTTGAGGCCCTCCATCGCGCGATGGACGAACCCGGTGGGCAGGCCGGAGCCGACATTGAGCAGCAGCGTGCCGGTCGCCACATCGGCCCACGCGAAGCGGGCGATGAAGACCCCGGCGTCGGCGGGCGGGGCCGCGTTCTGCGTGCCGCCGGCCTTGAAGCCACCCTCGACCGAGTTGACCGACCAGCGCGGGTTGGCCGACGCGAAGTCACCCTCGACGCCGACCGCCTGGGTGATGTTGATCGTCTGTTGAAACGCCATTGCCGCGTCCTCCTCTTAGTGGGCCCGAAGCCGGTTGGCGTTGGGGAATCGTTCCAGGTATTTGCTGGTGCCGGCCTTATCCATCGCCATCGGCGACGGCCGCTGCTGCTCCTCGCCGGGCCTGGGGATTCGGGTGAGCAGGGCCTTGAAGGCGGACGGGTGGATGCCGGTGACGTCCTCGCCCGACTGCTCGAGCGCGAACTTGTAGACCTCGGCGGCGCTGTCCATCGCGACGGCGATGTCACCGACCCACGGGCGGACGAACCGCGCGGCCTCGTCGCGGGCATTGAGCTTCTCGGTGTTCTCCTTCACCGCTTTGGCGATGGCCGCGTCCATCGCGACCTTGAACCGCTTATCCATCGCGGGCGTGTCCTTTCTGGCTGTGTCGATTTTGTCGGCGACGTCGTCCTCGTCGGTCGCGGCGAGCGGGTTCTTCTTGTCGTCGTCGGGATCTTGATCGCCGCCGCCGTTGCCGTTGGCGGGCGGATCACCGCCGCCATTGCCGAGGTCGGGCGCCTTCACCTCTTTGAGCGCGTGCAGGATGATCGCGAGGTCGTTGTCGTCGATCTGGCCCTGCAACAACTGCTGGACCTTGGCCGCGAGGTCGTCGTCGCCCGCGCCACCGTTGGCGGCGGGGTCTTCCTTCTCCTGGCCTGGCACGACGCCGGCCGCTCCGTTGGGATCGCCGGGGGCCACGTCGTCGGGCGGCGCGCCGGCCCCGGCGCCGTCCAGGTGCTCGTGGATATGCACCTCGGCGTCCTGGGCTAGCTTGACGTCCTTCAGCCCGCGCGTGATGCCCGCCACGATCTCGGGCACCTTCCGCTTGCTGTTCTTGCGGTCGAGACCGAGGAACAGCTTGTGCATATCGGGCAGCTTCTGATCCTGCGCCAGCAGCGGCGTCAGGTAAGCAACGGTCGATCCCGCGAGATAGGCCGCGTAAGGCGACAGGCGCATGGGTTTCTCCTTTGGTTTGGCATCCATCACGACGACGTCGTCACCCGCGCGTCCGGCCTCGACCAGCGCGATGTGGTTGGCTTTGATCTGGGTCATCACGCCGTCGTAGCGGACGCCCTCGAAGACGCCCGGCGTCATCACCGGCACGTAGCGGTAGGCCGAACTCAGTTCCCGCATGTCTCCCGATTCGATCATCGCGATGGCGTGGTCGGACCAGAACACCAGCGAGTTATCGAGATACGGGGCGCGCCACGCGGCGTCGGTGCCGGTCGAGCCGATCACCCGCTCGCGCCGCTCGTCGGCGGCGGTGACGGGGATGTGCTGGTCGAGCACCGGGATGTTGTTGAAGGTCGGCGTCGCGCTCCGCAGTTCGTTCGGATCGCGCAGCAGCATGTAGGTCTGGTCGGGGTTCAGGCCGAGTTGCTGAAAGCCCGGAATCTCGTTGCCGCGGTAGCCGTTCACGCACGCCTTGGTCAGGTGCGAGACCGCGACGTGCAGCCGGCCGTCCTGATCGTACCGGCGCACCGAGCGGTCCATCGCCAGCGGAATGCAGTCGAATGGCATGGCGGCCCCCGCTAAAGATCAGCCGTTCGTTTTACTTGTAGAGCGAGGCCCTGATGGCGCAGTCCTTCGCCTCCAACAGCTTGCGCAGCGCGACCGATCGTTCCGGGTTGCGAGGCAGATCGTTGGCGATACCGTGCGCGATGTCGTGAAACGGCTTGCTGATCTTCGCCAGATCTTCCCGCAAATGAGCGAAGCCGAAGAACTGCAGCATCGGTTCTTGGTCAGATGTCATCGGTTTGCTCCCTTCCGGCGCTCGAGCGCCTCGATCCGTTGGAGCTTGCAGCGCACCGCGCCCTCGCTCTTGCCGAGCGTTTCGCCGATCGCGCCCGGCGCGTGCCCGGCCGCCCGCGCGGCCAGCAGGCGGCGTTCCAGGGGCCTCGGCCACGGCCGCCAGGCGGCGCATCCCGGCGCGTCACCCGCCAGCACGGCCCAGCGGGCGGGGTGTCGCCCGCGGCGCGCGGCCAGCAGCCGGATGCACTTCGCGTCCTTCAGCCGCCCCAGCGCGTAGGTCAGGGTGTATCGATTGGATATGCGCGCGGCGGACCGCAGATCCCGGTTGGTGATCTCGATGATCCCGCCGACGGCGTTCGCGCGAAGGTGGGCGAGGACGCGGCTGGCGGCGTTGGGTTTCACCTCACCCCATGACCGGAGCGGGGATCATCGTCAGGTCGCGGATGTAGACCCGGCCCTGGAACGTCGTGTTGACCGAAAGTGTTACCCAATAGGCTTGCCCGGCGCTGCCCGGCGGCGCGGTAAATCCCACGGTGATCCGCAGCCCGGCCGCGTCCAGCGAGTTGGGCCAGCTTGCCCCGGCCAGTTTCAGGTCGGCGGCGGTCATCGCCGCGTTGTCGGCCCGCGCGATGGCGATCTGGACGGTGGCGATGTCGGTGACGTGATCGCCGACGACGCCGAGGTCGGTCGAGACGTCGATGTAACGTCCGTCGGTCTCGCCCGCGCGCAGCGGCGGGATCGGCACCGGGGACAGGTTCGGGCTCCCGCAACAGGCGTCAAAGCTCATAGGACCACCTCGCGTCGGGTTGGCGGCAGCGTCACGTCCTGGCCGGACTGAGGCGGCACGGCCGCGCCCCTTGGCGTCGGCGGCAGGAACACCCCGAGCGCCGCCACCCGCTCGCGCGGGACGTAGGCGTCGGCTTGGACTCTACCGGCGCCCCCGATCACCGCGGCCACATGGCGGTGCGAGGTCTGCTCGCCGTCCAGGGCGAGGTGGCCCACGCCGCCGATCCGGGCGCGGACCTGATGCAGTTCGGCCGCGGCGGCGTTCACCCGGCCGCGGCCTGGGATCACCGCGCCCACCCGCGCCGCGAGGCGGCCCAGGGCGGCGACCGCCCCTCGGCCGTCTATCCTCGCGCTCGCGGCGACGACCCGCTCAGAGCGCGCCGACAGCCCGCCAGCGCCCGCGATCCGCGCGGTCGCCTGATGCGCCGCCTTGATCCCGTCCGCGCCGACCGAGCCGGTGCCGGCGATCCGGGCGGCACCCGGCTGGGCAATGCCGCCAGCGGAGCGAACCCCACCGAGGCCGGCGATCCGCGCGCGAGCCGCCAGCAGGAACGGGCCCGCCTTCGCTCTGACCTGACCCACGCCACCGATAACCGAGGCCCCCACCCGGACCGGGCGAAGCTGCTCCCCCAGGGCCGCGAGGCCGCCCCGGCCATCGATCCTGACCGACTCGGCGGCGATCACATGGACGCCGGCCCGGACCGCGCCGAGACCCCCAACGCGGGCCGCCCCGGCGGCCGACAGGGCGACCGTCGCCCCGACGTGGCCCACGCCGCCAATCCTGAACGCACCCGGCGCCTGGGGCTCGCCCGAGGCCGCCACGGCGCCGCTCCCGGCGATCCTGACCCGGCCGGCGGCGAACACCGTCGGCCCCCTGGGTTGGACCGCGCCGGTTCCGTCGATCCGCGCCGCGGCCGGCCAGGCGACATGCACAACCGCGGCCGAGCGGACTCCACCGACGCCCGCGATCGAGGCGCCACCCGGCTGGGCCACCGCCGCGATGGCCCGGAGCGCGCCGCGCCCGGCGATCGTCGCCAGGGCATGGACCATGCGCAGGCCGGCGTCGATCGTGGCCGAGCCGATACCCTGGATCAGCGCGCCCGCCGGCTGGGCCACGGCGGCCGTCGCCCGCACCGCGCCCTGGCCGCCGATCACCGCCGCGCCGGCCGCCAGGACGGTGGCCGAGGCCGCGACGCTGCCCTGTCCGCCGATCAGCCCGGCCGCCGCGCGGACCTGGACCGGGTCGGCGATACTGACCACGCCCACGCCCTGGACCGTCGCGCGGACCGACCTGACCTGAGCCGACACCGCGAGGCTGACGCCACCGGCGCCAGCGATCCGCGCGCCGGCCCCGATCTGGCCCTGGATCAGCGTGTCGGCGCCGATCAGCCCGACGCCGTCGATGCGGGCCGAGGCGACCTGTCGCGTGGCCCCGGCGGCCCTGACGGTGCCAACCCCGTTGATCTGGGCGGCGGCCCCAGCGATCACCGTGGCACTCGCCCGGACGTTGCCCACGCCGCCGATCCCGGCTGACCCGGCCTCGATGCCGGAGGTGTCGGTGGCGAGGCTTCCCACCCCGTCGATCCGGGCGGCCAGCGGGACCAGCACACCGGGGGCGGCCAGCAAGGCGCGGGTCGTGATGCCGGGCGAGCCGGCGGGCGGCCAGATCGGCGCGGTCGGCGCCGGCAGCCGCTCCATTTGCGGCGAGGCGACCCGCAGCGTGAAATCAACCGGAACGGCGCTGAACCAACTGACCTGGATGCGCGCGACGATGAAGCCGACACCCGCGGGCGTGGTCGCCGAAACCGAGACCCGCGTCGGGGTGGCGGTCGGCACGAACAAGGTCACGACCTGGGCGGGACTACCCGTGTTGTAGTTTTGGATGATGTAGAAATTGACGTTCGCGTTGGTGCCGGCGGTCAGCCAGACGTAAGCCGACGACGACCACGTCTCACCAGGGACGATTGGCACGCCAAGCGCGCCCGCGTATTCGAAATTCAGAACCCACTGATTAGCGCCCGCCGGGGTGCCGTTCAGCCTGACCTCGATGTAGGGCAGGCCGGTCACCGGATCGACGCCGTGCCCGGTCATCGCCCTGGTGAGATCAGTTCCCTGGGCCTGCGACCAGAAGGTCGGCATCACGCCGCCGGAGCCGAACACGCCGTCGGTCGCACCCTCGCCGAGCGGGTTGCGGATGTAGTTGGTCGTCCCGCCGATCCCGGCGATCAGCGCGCTCGCCTGCACCGTCTTGGGCAGCAGCACGCCATCGGCGAACACCGCGCCCTGGCCACCGATCCGGGCGGCGGCGAAGTTGGTCGGCGCGGCCATCACCGTGTCGGGAACGGCGGACCACTGGCTCGAGTAGAGCGGGCTCGAGGTCGTGTCGAAGACCTGCAGGATCACCGCGAACGCGGCGGTCGGAACGGGCACCTCGATCGACAGCGACTGCCACTGATCGGTCAGGCTCAGGTTGGCGGCGGCGTTCGGGGCGGGGTACGGCATCCCGGCGCCACCCGTCGCCAGGTAGACCGCCGAGCCGCCGTATCCGGCGGGTATCCAGACCGAGAGCCGCAGCGTGTAGGGCGTGAACGGCCCCGCGCCAGGGAATACCCACGCGATGCCGGCGATGGCGTCGCCCGCTGGCGTTTTGACGTGGCGGAACACCTGGGTGTCGTCCGCCCGCGGCGGCGGGACGTCTGTGCTGGCGACGCAGATGTTGCCCGCGCTGGCGGTGGGCGGCCAGGTGCTGATCCGGTTGGCTTCGCCACCCCGGATGATCGCCCCGGTCCTGGCTATCAGCCGGGCGGCCGCGCTCGCGTTGCCCGCGCCGTCGATCCGGGCGCTGACCGGCGCCAGCACCATCCCGTCCGTGCCTACACCACCCGCCCCGTCGATCCGGGCCGACGCCGATACCAGGGCCGAGGTGTCGGCCGCGAGGCCCCCGAGGCCGTCAATCTCGATCAGCGCGGCGAGGCGCGCGTTCGCCGTCGCCAGTATCCCGGCGAGGCCATCGATCTCCGCGCCGGCCTGGGCCACCACGGCACCGCGCGCCACGAGCCCGCCCGCGCCGTCGATCTCGGCGGCGGCGTCGAAGGTCTGGTGAACCTGGGTGCCGTCCCCCCGGACGCCGCCCACGCCCGCGATCCGGGCCGCCGCGTTGAAGGTCGAGGAGCCGACACCGGATGGGACGAAGCCGGTCGCGTTCAGGGTGCGGATCGGCGCGCGGGCCAGATCGCCCTTTTCCCACTGCAACAGCCCGATCGCGATGGTCACGTCCACCGGCGTTATCATCGGGTTGATCAGCGAGAACGAAACCACCAGCGTGGCTATCGCCACATCAAGCTCGGCGAACGTCGTCGTGAGCGAGAAGCGCTGCGTGTCCAGCGGCGCGGTGGTCGGGACAAAGGCCGCGGAGCGGCCGGCGCTGACGATATTCGACTGATTGGCCCGGCCGCCGTTGATGCCGAAATTGACCGACGACATCCCGGCGAACGAGCCGGCCAGCAGCTTGAGATAACCGCTCATGGTCCAGGTCTGGCCCGGCACCGTCGCGGTGATGGGGTTGGCGCCGCCGCTGGGCACGAACCGCGCCGCGTTCTGCGTCGGTATCCCGACCAGGCGGACCGAGAAGTATTCGATCCCGTTCTCGACGCCCAGACCGACCGTGATGGAGTCGAAACCCTGCTGGTTGAACCAGTTGTAGCCGGCCGGCATGGCGCCGCCCGCGCCGATCACGCCGGGCACGGCGCCGCCGCCCATGTTGTTGCGGATTATGTTGAAGGGCTGGTTATCACCGCTCACCGACCGCCCGGTCGCCCGCGCATACGGGGTGCCATCGGCCGCGCCGATACCGGCGGCGAAGCCGTCGCCACTGACGATCGGCATCTAAGCGCGATCCCTGGCGCGCAGTATCCGGCGCCTGATTTCCTCCGGTTCGGCGGCGATGCTCACGCCCTCGCGCACCGCCTGGGTGACCGCGTGTTCCATCTCCTGGCGGATCGAGACGGCCTGGGCCGCCCGGCGCCGGGGTGCCAGCACGGCGATCCCCACCGCGTGGGCAATCGGGCCCTGGCGCTCGCGCATCCAGTGTTCGGAATACGCCCTGGCCGCCTCGGGCATCGCGGCGGACTGGACGCGGGCCATGTGCAGCGCGACCAGCGCCTCGTCATCCGTCGCCGGCTGCGGGAGGTGTGGGGAGACGTGACGCCACAGCGCGCGGATGCCCTTGACGTCGAGGTCCAGCAGGCATTGGCGGAACAGCGCGCCGTGATCGGCGGCGGCCATCAGTCGAGCGTGATGGTCGTCGCGGTGGAAATGCGCGGCGTCACCCCGTTGCCGCAGACGATGTTCGGCGTCACCGTGCCGGACCAGAGATAGGGGGTGGCGCCGCCGCCGGTCTTGCCGCAGGAGAAGAACGTCACGGTCCCAGCGCCGCCCGTGCCGATCGGGAAGTCGATGTTGGCGACCGGGGAGACGACGCTGCCGGCGACCAGCCAGCCGGCCGTGGTCCGGTTCACGTTCATCCGTGCATAGGACGTGTATGCCACCTCGCTGAAGATCTGATTCCCGGCATCGGTCGGGTCGGCGGTGTGCAGCGCCACGGAGATCTGGGTCTGCGGCACGGAGGCGGCGTTGTCGGCGTAGTTGGCCCACGCCGCCGCGTTGAAGATCAGCGCCAGGATGGCGGTCTCGGTGGCGTCGGAGATCGACATCGGGCGGCGACCTGTCGGATCAGGCCAGGGTGATGATCAGCGCGCCAGGAGCGAAGACCACGCTGTCACCAGCGTTCAGCGCCCGCGCGGTGGTCAGCGTGCCGTACCAGAGCATGTTGCCGCCGGTCGCCGCGGCGGTGTCCCAGACCTGAATCCCGCTCATCGTGGCCGAGGACAGGATCGGCCCGAAGGTCAGCGCCGAGGCGTTGGAGGCGCTGCCGGCCGGCGAGGCGGCCGCGGCCATCAGCAAGGTCTGCCGCGTGATGCCCGAGCCGGTCGCGATCTCGGAGCCGGAAACCGACGAGGGCACGCCGAGCGAGAGGCCCATCGACCACGCCACCGGGCGGTTCACCACCTGGGCGTTCAGCGAGAAATCGAGCAGCGCTTTCTCAAGGTAAGCGGCGATACCGGCCATGTGTCGGGTTCCTTCGGATTGGGAGGTGGTTGACGGGTCGAGCCGGTCTGGTCAGTCGGCCGCCGCTCGCGGCGGCTCGGCCTCGCGCGGGTCCAGGGAGATCAGTCGTTTCACCAGGCCGAGGACGATCGGGTCCATCAGTCGTTTCACCAGGCCGAGGACGGTCTCGTGGCTGATATCGGCGATGCAGGCCGCTGCGTTCGCTTTCTCGGCCTTTTTGCAAGTCGCGATGGTGTCGTGCAGTTGGTGGCACGGCCAGCACGGAACTCGTTTCGGATCGGCGTGCAGCGTGATCGTGTTGGTCCAGTGCTTCGTGATGTTCTCCGGGCTCGCGTGGCTCAGCAGCACGATCTTCGCCATCGCCTCCATCGCCACGCCCCAGGCGAGCCCGGTATCGGGCGTGATCACCACGTCGCACTGCTGAAGGGTCGCCAGCGCGCGGCGGATCGGCCAGGGCGGCACCGCCGGATCGGATGACATGGTCGCGTGCAGGCCATCGACGGAGCCGTTGAACTCTTTGACGAAGTCCTGCGTCTGGATCGCCATCGCCACGTCGGCCTCGGCGCCGAACATCACGACGGAGACGGGCAGTTCACGGACCAGCTTCGCTGTAAGCAGAGGGAGATACGGCCATACTTTGTCGAGGCGAGAACCTGAGACAGCCACACCGACAACATGACGGCGGCCACCAGCGCCACGAACCTTGTCCAGCGTCTGGCGGGCGTGCCGCGTTTCATCCTCGGTCGGAAAGAACCGTGGATTGAACTCATGGCGCACCTCGGCGATGTCGTGGACGAACTCTAAGTAGTTGCGGCCGCAAAACGCGCGTCGCCACGAGGCGGGCCAGTCGAATTGAGTCTGCCCCGGCACCAGCGCGAGCATCGTTTCACAACTGTGCGAGAGGTTGACCCAGCGGTCGTATTCGGCGCCGCGATGGCGGAAGAACGCCTGCCATTGGTTGCCGTCGCCGGGCAGATCGCCGGGCTCGCGCACGGTCAGTTTGGCGACGTGCGGATTGTTTTCGAATACGACGTGTTGCGGTCGTTGCGCCATCACCTCGACGTTGTGGGTCTCGGCGAGCAGCGGCAGGATCGAGGACGCGATCAGGTTGTCGCCGATCCCGCCCAGCCTCACCACAAGAGCCCAGGGTTTCATCCGGGCCGCCTCGGCGCGTAGAGCGAGAGGCCTTCCCAGAACGCGCGGGAGGCCTCGGGCAAGGTCAGCCCGTCCGGGATCACCACCTCGCCGGTCGCCACGTTGATGCGCAGGCCGCACGAAAACGTCAGCCAGTCCGTCACCGCGAGGGTGGGGTGGGCGTTGAAGACAGGCCCACGAACGATGAATGGATTATCGCTCACCAGAGGCGGCCCAGGTGACCGCCGCCCTGCAGGACGACCACGAGCAGGAGCACCAGCAGCACCACGACCACGACGCTAAATCCGCCGGGGCCGTAATAATCGCGGCGCCAACCATAAAACCCGCCGCCGCCGAGCAGCAGCACGAGCAGCAGCACGAGCAGGATCAGGTTCATGTCGTCGGCCTCCTATCGCGTGGCCAGCTTCTTCGCGATCTCCCTGGCGGCGCCGACCGCGACGTTCTCGTTGCTGTCGTCGGTCTTGCCAGGCCATGCGAGATAAATGACGCCCACGAAACTCTCGGGATTTGGTGGGATCGGCACCGCGCACCCGCGTTTCATTCCGCGTTCGGCCAACCGCCTCGCCAATGGCGATCCGAGGGCGGACAGGTCCAGGCATACCGGGTGCCCCTCCATCACGTCGATCAGCGCTTTGACATCCGAGGCCGTGACAATGATCGGTAGCCTGCGCGGGGACGGAATGACCGGGCGTTCACCGTCGTGCCGCCGCGCGCCCAGGAACCACTGCGAGTTGCTGGCCAGATCGACGGCCCAGATCTGAATCAGGTCGGCGTTCGTCTCGCTCGCCAGTTTCGTGAGCGCCTCGGGCACCTCGGCGGTCCGCAACGCGGGCGCGTCGGGCGTCAGCCACGCCTCGAATAACTCGGTGCGCTTGTCCCAGACGATCCAGCCGGCGAAGGCCAGCGCGGCGAGGCCGGCCAGGGCGAACGCCTTCCACGGGGTATCGACGAACCGCAGCAGCCGATCGAGGACGCCGTGCAGTCCGCCGGGGGCGCTCTGATCGTTCATGAGCCACCCCCGGAGGTCGCGAGGCTTACGAGGCGCCGCCAGCGCCGCTGATGACCACCTCGCCAGGGCCGATGTGATGCACCCGCCCGGCCGGCGGGGCGCCCTCGATCAGGGTCACCCGGCCCTCGTCCTGGGCCTGTGGCATCGGCGGGTCGGGCTGGGGCGGGTTGGGCGGCGGCGGCGGATCGGGCGGCGGGTCCACCGGCATGATCGGCGGCGGCGGCGGCGGGGGATCGTCGGGGTTCGGGTTCGGGTCCGCGTCTGACATCGTTGTTCCTCCTGTTACTCAAAGCCCTCGATCACCGGGCGCGACGAGCAATGGCAGTTGATTTCGAAGCCGGGCCACGTCCACTTGCCCTCGAGGAACGCGCCCTGCTCGACTTCATAGATCGGGCCTTTCGCACCAGGGCTGTGCCGCCCGTCGGAAAACGCCAGATGCTCGGGGCGGAAACGGCCGGGTGCCCGGATGTTGCTGTGCATCCAGACCGCGCGTTTTATTCCGGCCTGCGACTGACGGGCCTTGGTGATCACCGAGTTCAATTTGAAGGTCTGGTCCCGCGCGATCAGCGTGGCGCGAGCTTTAGGCGCGCCGAACGTCTCGTGCAATTCCTTCGTCAGCGCCTCGAGGTCGTTGCCCTTCTGGACGTTGCGCATCACGACGCCCTCGATCCGTTGAAGGTGCTGCGCCGGGATCGATTTAATAAGCCCGACATTCTCCACGATCGCCGAGTTCATGATTGTCTGGATTTGTGGGCTGACCTTGAAGTTGACCGTCCAGCCGGCGTCGTCGAGCAGGCGCTCCATCCGTTGCGTGGTGTGGTCCGCGGATCGGCCGGTGAACTGGCCGGCGATGTCGGGGGCCATCTCGTCGAAGTTGGACTGCCAGCGCCGGCCGAGTTCCTTCATCGTCGCCATGATCCGGCTGGCCCCGCGCGGCTCCTCTCGCCAGCGCCGCGACAGCCAGTAGTCGAGCGAATTGTTCATCGCGTCGACCGCGCGCCACAGCCGCGTGCGGTAGACCGCGCCGACCCCGGCGTTGGGATGCACCGGCGGCAGCACGCGGGGTCTGGGCGGGAGCGCCATTGATCGTTACCCGACCGGGCGGTCGGCCCTGGACGCGGCCACGGCGGCCGTCGCGGCCCGGTAGTTCGCCGGCCACGCCTCGGGGTGCGGTTTGCCGGGCCGCCAGTTCCGCAGATAGTAATCCCACATCGCGTCTTGCTGGCCGACGGCGGGCAGCGCGGCGGCGTCGGTGTAGAGCAGAAACCGCGCCATCGCGCAGCCGAGCCGATCGTTCCACGCCATCGCCTCGAAGACCGTCGCCCGGACATAAGGAATGTCGAGACCGGCGCACAGCTTCACGAGCATCGGCCGCGTGGTCGGGAAACCCATCACCCCCGCGACCCCGCCGCCGCTCTCGAATTGCCAATAGGATCTGGCGGGCCCGCCGATCTGGCGGCGCTCCTTGAAGCCGGACTCCTGACCGGCGATGGCGAGCAGCGCGACGCGGGCATCATCGCCGACCGACGGGCACGGGTCACCGGAGAGCGTCGCGCTCATGTAGGCCAGCGCGGGATCGACCACATCGCGCAGTAGATGATCGGGTGTCATGAGCAAGGGTCTCCTGCTTCGCGGGCCAGCGTGCTATTCGCACGGTACGGGCCGGCGGGCGCGAGACCGCCGTGGCCCCAGGCGGGGGTCGACCTCCGACGCCGTGGGTCGGCGGGCCGACCCCCGCCGCGCCGTTCACTTACTTTTCGGTCAGACCGGGCCGCTCGGACTCGCCAGGGTTGCGCGCCCTCGGATCGTGCAACTCGCCGGCTCGGCCGGGTCCGGGCCATACAGAACCCGAGGTCGCTTTCAAACCCTCGTTTGATCAGTAGGCCGGGCGATCCGGGGCGGTCTAACGTGCTAACAACCACCGAAAGGAGCCATGAAATGACGCCCAGCGCGATCTACCGCCAACTTGTCCGGTTCGGTTGCCGGGCCTTGTCCACCCACGAGGACGAGGCGGCGCTGCTCGGCACGCCGATCAACCTCCTGCCGATGGACGACCTCGAGGCGTTCTTCGAGTTGGTGTTCGGGTTCAGCCCGCGGCGCCTCGCGCCACCCGGGTACCGGACAGGCCGGTAAGAATTCGCGAGATGCAAGCCTCGGGCGTATTCGCCCGTCCTGGGTCAAGCACAGCGCCGCTTTGCCCATCTCAGCGCCGCCTCGGTCGCGTCCACCGCGATCACGGCCAGCACCACGTTCAGCGCGACCAGCCAGACGATCATCGCAGCAGCCACGCCAGCAGCAGGACCAGGGCGACGATGAGGCACTCGACCCAGCGGCCGCGCGTGCGCCCCGGACCGGATCGGCCACGTCCGGGGTCTATCGTGCAGAACGACGGAGTTGGCTTCTCCGTCAGCCGATCCGGTAACCGGATGTCGATGATGTCGCGGTGCTCGGTCATTCACCTATCCCAGCCATGCGGGCGAGGATCACGATCCAGCCCAACAGCGACCACCCGAGATAAAATCCACGCCAGAAGTCGTCGCTCATCGCAGCCGCCAGCGCAGATCGAACGGCCCGAGCGACACGATCCACCGGAAGACCCAGGCTTGCGGCGCGCGGCGCGAGTGCCAGATGAAGCCGAACATCCAGCAGCCCCAGCCGTTCCAGTTCGCGTCGATCACCGCGTCAGGCTCCCCGCGATCAGGCCGATGCCCAGGAAGATCAGATCATCGAAATGGTAGGCCGGTGGCATGAAGGCCGTGGAGGCGATGCCGAGAACCGCCACGGCGAAGCCCAGGATCGCAATCGCGTCGCGGCGGGTCACCGGGCCAGCCTGACCTTGCCGAGCCGGAACCCGGACTCGACGGCCTGGTCCCAATCATCGAGGCCGAGAGCCTCGCAGAACAGCCGCACCGGAGCGCCGATGTCCTTGCTGGCGGTGTCGATGAGCGGTCCCTCGTCGTGGTCGATGCACCAATACTCGTCCGGCGCCAGCGACTCGGCGGCGGCGGCGACCATCCATTGATACCTGATCCGCCCGCTCATGGTGCTAGACCGTGCCACCGCGACCGCGCCTGAGATCTTGCCGGATCGTCCTGGCGCGAGACCGCTCGGCCTGCTCGAACTCCTCGCGTACCTCGTCCGTGAGAGCGGCTCGCTCGGCGTCCGTCATCGGCACCCAGGCGAGACCGTGCCGGGCGTAGGGAGCGCCGCAGTTCAAGCACAGCGACAGGTCGCCCTCGGCCGGCGTGGCGCGGTGGCCAGGGTCAAACGGCGCGACGGCATTCGTCTCATAGCCACAGGCGAGGCACAGTCTTGGCGGCTCGCGCGTGACGTCGCTCATTCCGGCGCGGCCTTCAGCGGCACGCCCAGCCGCCTGCGGGCCTCGGCGTGATGCTCGGGCGGGATGTTCCGCCTGATCCAGTCGCAAGAGGTGCACCGGGCGGGATCGTCCGGCGGGGACAGCGCGAGGCCGATGACGTGACGCCCGCAGTCGGCGCAGTCGAATTCGGTCCCGCTCAGGGTGCCGTCGGCGAACGTGTCGCTCATGACGTCGCCGCCCGGCTGTTGCGGTGCGTGCGCAGCCAGAAGATGGCCTGGTCGAAGTTGGTGCGCGCGGTGGACAGCGCCGACGTGGTCGGCCCCTGCTCGGCGCAGAACCGCATCACCAAGGTCCGCAGCCGGTCGATATCGTCCTCGCCCTGGCGGATGTCCTGCAGGCGGCGGCTGGCCGGATCGGCGGGGGCGGGATCGCTCATGCGCGCGGGCTCCATGAGGGACGGGGTGGTTCAGTACGGCACGGTCGGGTCCGGCGGGTCAATGCCAAGCCGTTCGAAGAACTCCTCGTTGCCGTCATATCCCTCGTCGGTGTCCAGCGCGATCTCGAGCAGCTTCGTGGCCTCGACCGTACAGGAAAACGGGACCGCGATGGTCGACAGCGTGGGGCCGAAACGGTCCCTGTAGCGTTCGCGCGCCTCGCCCCAGGCGAGTATCTGTTCCGCCGTCGGATCGCCGGCCTCGACCTCGCCATCATCGTCCGCTTCATCAGCCACCGTCACGCCCCTTTCTTGATCGTCGCCCCTCCACGCTCGGCGAGGATATCGTCGAAGTGATCAGTGGTCTTCGGCGCGATGGCTTTCAATAGCTTTTTGTAGACCTTGCCGTTGGCGCTGCTGGTGAGCGAGACGTATTGCGCGAACATCTCGGCGGTCTGGAAGGCCGGGACTTTATTGTAATACGCGACCCCGTGGCCGCTGCCGAAGCGTTCCTTGGTCATCGCGCCGATGAAATCCTGGAACTGCGAGTTGTCGACGTCGACGGCCCTCACCTCGTCGTAGCGGCCCTCGAAGGTGTAGGACTTGTCTATATCCCGCTGGACATCCGGGACGTGCGCGAGGTCGCCGTGGACCAGCACCTCCATGATCGCCTGTTGCGCTTTGAGCCTCGGCCCGGCGAACGCCTTCAGGTCGTCCTCGGTCAGGCCGACCTTCTCCGCTTCGTCGGCGAGGTCATAGGCGTTGGTTTTGTATGACAACCCTTGCCCTGCTCCTTTCTTGAACTGCCACCTCCTGATCTGCCCCATCAGCGTGTCGGCCTCGCGGGCGCGATCCCCGTCCGCCCGGTACGACGCGTTGTTCCGGCCGACGCCCCAGCCGGCGCCGTTCCAGTCGATCGCGTGGCCATACTCGTGCCGCCAGGTGCCCGTGTCCTTCAAGCTGTCCATCTTGATTTCGTGCGGGTAGTTGTAATGCGCGCGGCCCCCCTCCTCGAATTTGACGCGGGTGAGCGGCAGGGTGTTCCGCATCGCCCCCAGCAGTTCCGGCGTGGCGTGCGCCCACGACCGCTCATGGAAGTCCTTCTCGCTCGCGATCCACTTGTGGCCGCGCTCCTTGATCACGTCGCCGATCTTCTGAGGTAGTTTGCCCTTGTCCGGCTCGGGCGTCGGTGACGGCTTCGGCTGGGGCTGGGGTTGTGGCTGGGGCCGCGGCGTCGGCGCCGCGTCCTGGCGCCGCCGGGCCGCCCGGTGCGACGAGAAATCCGTCTGCCACGCCTGGCCCATGTGGTCGATCAACTGGTTCGCGTACTGCTCGACCTTGCCGTGCAGTTCGCCACCGGCGAGTTGCTTCAGCTTCGCGATGGTCTCGAGCGGCGGCGAGTGCTCCTCCAGCGCCCTGGTCACCAGCGCCTTCATTTGCCGCGCGGACGCCCGCTTCGCGACCCAGGCCTCCGGCGCGTCTGGCACCGTCGCGGCGAAGCTCGTGACATGCGCGTGCAGGCGCGCCTCTTGCTCGCGCCTGTGCGCGTCGGGATCGGGTGGCGGCGGGGCCGGTTCGGGTGTCCCGCCACCGCCGCCGTCCCGTTTGGTCGCGCGGCCGTGCTGGTGGGCGTCGATCCCGTGCGCCGCGGCGATGTGGTCGATGAGTTGGTTGGCATAGTCGGCGACCGCGCCGTGCACCTCTTTGCCGGCGAGGTCCTTGATCTTCGCGATGGCGGCGGCCGGGTCGTGGCCCTCCTCCAGCGCCTTGGTGGCGTAGGCCTTCATGGCCTTGGCCGAGCCCCGCCGCGCGACCCAGGCCTTGTCGGCGTCAGGCACGCGCGTGGCGGCCTCGCGGGTCCGCTCGGTAGCGGCGGCCGGCGCGGTCTCGCCGCCGCCCGTGGCCGCCCCACCGCCGCCGCCGGAGCCGAACTTGCCGCTCTTGTCGCGCGGGTGATCCGTCTCTTTCCACTCGGCCGCGTCGGCCGCCAGGACACGTTCGACGTAGTCGTCGACCGGCGCCGTTGCTGTCTCGCCGTCGGCCTCGTCGGGATCATCGCCGCCCAGGGCGTCCTTCGCGGCCGCCGGTGGCGCCTTGCGGTACTTGTGGTTCTTCGGATCGTCGAAGTCGGTCAGGTTGGCCTTGATCGTATCCGCGCCCTGCACGAACCCCGACACAGCCCGGTGATTGCCGTTCCTGATGATGTATTTGCCATCCAGCTTCGCGACTTCGATCGGCGGATAGCCGGGCTCCAACGGGCGCAGCTTGTCGGGCTGGATGGTCCCCTGCCAGGCGTGCAGTTCCCGCACCGGAATGTCTTGCACGCCCTGAACCGGCTTCGCGTTGTAGTTGTTGGACTTCAACTCGCTGTGCAGTTTGGCGAGTGGCAGCGGGGTCTCCTCGACGATGTCGCTTTTCTTGTGCGGCACGACGCCGGAGCCGAACTGCCAGCCCTCATGCCCAGGGTCGTGCGTGAACGTGGCCGCCTCGGTGCCTTCCGGGGCCGGCGCGGCTGAGCCACCGCCACCGCCGCCGCCAGCGCCATCGATCTCGCCCAGCGAGTGCGGATGGAACACCGCGATCGTCTGCGCCTTGCCGTCGCCGCCGGTCTCGATGATCCCGTCGTGCCCGGCCTTCAGCCACGCCTCGCGCAGGTCCGCGTTCGGCCCGGCGGTGTCGGTGTATGCCCGCAGCGGCTCGCCGTCCGGCCCGGAAATGGTGCTGCCATCGGGCAGCCTGAACACCGGCGGCTGGAACGTCTTTTTAAGCTCGTCGACCTTCTTCTCGACGTCGGCCGTGTTGCCGATGAACGGATTGCGAAGGTCCGGCTTCACGCGCAGCTTCGCCTCGCCGAAGTTGTCGCGGCCAGGATGGTCGCCGGGGAACAGATAGAGGCCAGCGCCCTGCCAGGTCCTGGTGCTGCTTTTCGAGAAGTCGTGACTTCCATCGCCTATCGCCTTCGCCCGCGCCGGGTTGGTGAAGTGCGTCGCGTCGGGCACCAGTTCCTTCGCCCGGTGGCCCGCCTCGGTCATCGCGGGCCGGTCGTCCGCGCTGGTCTCGTTGCGCGTGTGGCCGCCGCCGCCAGCGCCGAACTGGCCGTTTTTCGCCCGATCGTGGTCGGACTCGTTCCACTCGTCGGCGGCCTGCGCCGTGTCCGCGGCGGTCGGCATGACCTGGTAGCGTGAGTTCGGGATCAGCGTCTTGACGCCGCCCATTTCCGTGTGCCGGTTCGCGAACTCGTAGACGCGCGCCCGTGTCGTCGGCCTCCCCGAGAGCGCCTGCGCGGACAGCCGCGTGTGGCCGCTGATGACGAAATGCTCGCCGGTGTCCCGGTTGTGGCCGATCTCGGGCAGTTCCGGGTTGTGGTTGAGGTTCTCGATGTAGGCCTTGATGCCTTCCTTCGGCACGTAGGGTTGCCCGTAGTTGATCGCGTGGATCGGCACGTCTCGCACCGGCCCGTACTTCGGCGAACGGTTCTTGGCGCCGCCCAGCACGATCGTGTCCGGCTTGCCGAAGCCGATATCCGACGGGTGGATGATCCTGCCGTAACTGGCCCGATCTTCGTCGGTGTCGGCCCAGGGGTGGTCGCGCTCCGTCAGCTTTTCCAGCGCCGCGTGCGCGGTCGCTTTTTCCTCCGGCGTGAGCGGATCGTTCCGCCCCTCGCTCGCGCCGTGCGCGGCCTTGAACTTCCGCTCCTTGCCGGCCGGATGAACGGAGTTGCCGCCGGGGCCGAACTTCCCGCCCTCACCGCGCGGGTGGTCGCCCTCCTTGAACTCATCGGCGCCCAGCCGGACGTGGCCCCGGTCGCCCTCGCCCAGGTGGACGTGGACCTTGGCGTCGGGATCTTGGGTGACGACTTTGACGTGACTCTCGCCAGCCGGCAGCGCGGCGGCCTTGTCATCGTCGGTCTGGGGTTTGCCGTCGCGCGAGCCCTTGTTCGGGTCCGGGGGATTTGGCGAGCCGGCCGGCCCCAGCTTGCCGGGCCCGCTGGCGATCGGCGCGGGTGAGCCCCCGGCGGGCTTGGACAGCCCCGAGGCGTCAGGCGGCGGCCCACCGGAGCCGGAGGGAGGAACACCGCCCCCTGGTGGGCCGCCCGCGCCGCCGAGTGGATCTGGTTCCTGCTCGGGGGGCGTCGGCGCTGGCGTGGTGAGGTCGAGGCCCTGGTACGGGCTGTCGGACGCGCCGGCCAGCTTCTGACGGATTTCGTCCGGGCTGAGCACGCCCGCGTTGACGTAGACGGCGTCGAGGTCGGCGTCGGACTTGCGCGCCGTCGCCTCCTCCTCCTCGCTCATCTCGCGCAGCGGTTCCCAGGCGTGCGTGATGTCGTCGTCGATCTCGCCCCACAGGTCGAGCATCAACACGTTCAGCACGGTCACCAGGTGGGCGTCGAAGAACGAGGCCTGCTGGGCCCGGATGAACTGGCTCCAGACCTGAAGCTCGCCCTCGCTCGTGGCGTTCAGCCCGGACGGCGAGATACCCAGCAGCACCACCAGCGGGATGCCCACGGCCGAGGCCATGTGTTCCTGGCTCTGCGCCTGCAGGTGGTCGATCGCGCCCAGCGGCGTGGCCACGTTCTTGAAGTCCTCGGTGGTCTTATCGAGGATCATCATGTTGTTGTTGTCGCGAAAGTAATTGAACATCTGGGCGCGCATCGCCAGCGTCGCCGCCGCGCCCGAGTTCAGCACCGCGCCCATGTTGGTCTGCAGCACCGGCGTCGAGAACGAGTGCACCAGATCGGACACCGACTGACGGGTGCGCAGCCAGTTGTCCACGTAGGGTTTGGCCATCTGCGACAGCGCCAGCCCGGCGAACGAATAGGCCGGCTTCAGCATGTCCGGCATTTCGCGGCCGATGAACGGCAGCACCCGCGTGCGATGGATTTCCTTCCCCATCACCCACCACGTCTGCGGCAGATAGAAGCCCTCCCGCAACGGATCGGCGGCGTTGTAATTGTTCGGGTAGCACCACATCGGCTCGACCACCCGGATGCCCTTTAGGTCACCCTTTTTGATCATGCGCGGATCGACCGGCAGCGGCAGCTTCATCAGGTCGCGGTCATCGCCCTGGCCGTTGTCGATGTAGAGGTGAGAGCGCCCGAAGAAGCCGTCGAGCAGCGCCAGCAGCGTGAACTTCTCCTTCAGCTTATGCCGCTTCATGGCGTCTTCGAGTTCGGCGATCCGGTCGGATTTGTCGTCCTGGCCCTTGGCCTGCAGGCGGAACCAGCGCCGCGTCATGTCCTTGGCGATCGTCTCGCTGATGCGCCGGTATTCGGTGCGCTGGGCCAGTTCGGCGAGGTAAGGGAACCCCAGCCAGTACATCCCGTCGGTCAGCGCGGCGCCGTAGCCTGATCCGCCGAAGTTGGCCATCGGGTTGTTGAGGTCGTCCATCGCCATCGGGCGGACGCTCTCGGGCACCACGCCGGGCATCGGCGCGGCGGGACGGAACAGGCGCGTCTGGTCGGCCGGCGTCGCCTCGCGGGTCGAGTAGAGCCGGAACGGCGTGAGGTCGGTCTCGCCTGGGGTGAGGCCCAGGTCCATCAGCGCCCGATACATCGCCGTCGGGTCCATCGGCGGCGGCGGCGTGGGCCCGGCCGGCGCCTCGGACGGGGGTGGAGTCAGGCGCGCGGCGTCACGCGCGAGCAAGCCCAGCAGACCACCGAACAGGCTCGTCAGGAGCGCCATGCGACCTCAAAACTGGAACGACGGAAGGTTGGCGCCGGGCGGCATGTGAATCCCCAGCTTGCGCATCTCGTCTGGGTCGATCCGCATCGGCGGAAGCTGGGCCACGGCGTTGTAGGCCCGCGAGGTGGCGTCGGCGTCGTCATCGTGGCCGTTCACGGGCGGGAAGTTCTCGAGTTCGGTGAACCACCGCTCGTTCCACCGCCCGCGCAGCACCATGATGTTGCCGACCTCGGCCTGCGAGGAAAACGGGCCGAACCGGGTCACCTTGTCGCCGCTCTCCGGCGATGAGTCGACGATATAGCCGGCCAGCATGTGGGTGAGCGCGACGATCTGGGCGACCCCGGCCTGGCCTGGGTCTTTCGGCAGGCTGGTGGTGTTCTCGTAGCCGTCCTGCTGCGCGTAGTTGAGGATGCGACGGTTCACCTCGGCGGGCGAGCCGCGGAACGCGTCGGCGTGGAGGATGATCCAGCGCCCGTCGTGCATCACGCCGATCTTGACGCAGGCGGTCCAGTCCGGGTCGTTGCCGTCCTTCTGCTCGGACGAGGCCAGGTCCCAGCCGCGCA